AAAATTGAAATCTAAAAAATTGAAATCTAAAAAATTGGAAATAATTGTATAAAAAATAATCTTTATACTATTATTTATTCCTTTATATCTATTTATTTATATTTGTTCCTGCTGGACTTACAGAAGTGATAGTATATTTAGGTAATGGTCTAGATGGTCTATCTATCTTATTTACTTGTGGCTGAATATTATTTTTTTTATCTTCTTTTTGTTGTTGTATATCTGCTTGTGATGGAGCAGAATTAATTAAATCCTTTATTCTTTGTTCTATTGAGATAGGTTTAGGTTTTAATGACATTTATATAACATACAGAAAATAATATTTTCTTATATAAATGAGAGTATCTATATTAAAACCGAAAAATTATGATGAGTTTGAAGATAAAATAGTAGATGTTTTTAAGTTTATGTCACTTACGGATAAATACCATTTAGTAGGAGCGTCATCTCTTAAAACATCGCTGTATGCTACTGATTTTGATTTATACGAAACTTATAAAGGACAAAATGTAAATGAAAAAGAAAAATTGGAATATATTGCTAAAACCTTTAAGGACAAGTTTAAACAGGCAGAAAAAAATCCATTTACCTATATTATTGATTTTAAAGCAGGAGTAGATGACTGTTACGATGAAGAAACACAAAGAAATAAATATATTTTGAGATGGTCTAAAAATGATATGAAAAATGGATATAAAATAATGGGAGATGGTCGTAAAAAATATTTAGAAGAATGCTTATTAGATAAACGCTCTCTCGTGAAAATGGATTTAGTAGCGTATATTAATGGCGTCTTTGAAGAGTTCAGTGAAATATATCTTATTGAAATAAATGGTAAGAAAAATCACGACCCACTTTCTAGAATAGAACTGTATAACAGTATTAAAAAAGATTTTGAAAAGTATGTAAAAAGTAAAAACTATTTCAAAGCCTTACGCCGTTACTACTCTATGTTACGAGTTATGGGAGATAAAAAAGATTACTTGAAAATCTTACAACTTGCTAATTTTTTTAACTCTCAAATTGGATTAGTATATAAATGCAAAGGAGAATTAGAAACGCTATTAAGTGTCATAGAAACAAAGTTTAAAGAAGCACCTATCACACAATTAAGAAATACATTACAAATAATCAAGCAGCAACTTTCTAGTATCTCCATGATTGATTTATCAAAAGATTTACCTAAAATATTTGACACTATTACTTTGGAGCGTACCATAAAAGCCAAAGATATAAAGGAATTAATTAGTTATTTGGATAAAATCTTACTCGCAAATACACCTGTAAAAAGATTTTTGAGTTTGAATATGTTAAAATCTATTCAATCTGAGCACACTAAACTAAAAGGAGGTAAATTACCAATCCATGAAGTACAAGCCTTTCTTAAAGCATCTTATCAAAAAGAAGCACCAGAAAAAATAGATGACTATCTATTAGATAAAGATTTATCCAACGACGATGTAAAAACTTATTATAATCCTCAAACAAAAGAAGCAGCAGTAGTTCATAAAGGAACGCAAGGTACTTTAGACTGGGGAAATAATGCGGTTTTTGGATTAGGCGGAGTAGAAGGTTACAAATTGACACCAAGATATAGAAATGCGGAGCGAATACAGAAGGAAGCTGAGAGCAAATACGGAGCGAAAAATGTAAGCACATTAGGACACTCACAGGCTGGGCTACTGGCGGAATTGTTAGGCAGAAACTCAAAAGAAATAATAACTTATAACAAGGCGACTAATCCATTTGGGCTACGAGTTACAAATAAGAACCAAACCGATATTAGAACTACTGGAGATGTAGTAAGTGCGGCACAGTATCTCAATCCTTTTAACTGGTTTAAAAAACCTTACGCAGACAACGCAAAAAATATTACTATCAAGAGCAACGCAACAGGCGTAGAAGCCCACAATATGGAACAATTATCGTTATTAGACCCTAATATGATGGTAGGAGAATAAATAAACCGTCATCTTTTATTAAAAATCATTATCAAGATTATTTTTAATTCAATTTTTTATTACTTTTTTGAACCAAATATAAAGAAAAAACCTTTATATAATCTCATTCCTTTCTTTTTTTCCAAGATTTTTTATAGAAAATGAAAAACAGACAAAACGAATAAAACAGCGAATATTCAAAATGTCTAAAAATCAAAATCCAAAATACTTTTAGGGTAAAAAAAGAATAAATATGTGATATTATATATGGCGGTAATAGATAATCCTTTATTGTATGAAAAAGCAAAGCGTATAGCAGACGCAAAATATAAAAAACCAAGTGCTTATAAGAGTGGGTTTATTGTAAAGACTTATAAACAAATGGGAGGAACATATACAGAAGATAAGAAACCGAAGAACTTACATACATGGTTTAAAGAACGATGGAAAAATATTGCCCCTAAAGGTTATTATCCAGTAATGCGTCCAACAAAAAGAATAAATAAAATGACACCATTAACACCACAAGAAATAGATTACATCAATTTATTAAACCAAATACACCTTAAACAAATCATAAAGGGAACAGCCAATTTACCGCCTTTTATTGGAAATATATAAAAAAAAATCTTTATATAATCTCATTCCTTTCTTTTTTTCCAAGATTTTTTTTAGAAAATGAAAAACGGACAAAACGAATAATTCGTGTTTTATTCGTTTTGTCCAAAAATCAAAATCCAAAATACTTTTAGGATAAAAAAAGAATAAATAAAGGAAGGTTTTATAATCTTTACTAGGATTTTTAATATTTTGTATATTTATAACTATGGAACAACAAATACTAGACGCATTAAAGGCGAAAGGAGTAAGAGATAGTTCAATTAAACTTTATATTTCCAATTTAAGGAGATTGAACGAAGGGCAAGAGTTAAAAAATCTTTCTTTTTTGAGAAATGTAAAAGTAGTAGAAGATAAAATTAGTCATCTCAAACCAACTACTAGAAGAAGTTATTATATTGCAATAAGTACTGTCTTGAAAGATTTACCAAACACAGAACAAATATTACCACTTTATTATGAGAAGATGATGGAGATGAATAAGGAATTAAAGGTAAATAATGAAAAATCTTTATCTCAAACTGAAAACTGGAAATCACAAGAAGAAATAGTACAAAAATGGGACGAATTAAGACAAGAGATAGATTTAAAGAAAACGAGAAATATTACAGAAGATTATTACCGTAAGGTTTTAGATTTTTTTATTTTATCTCTTTATGTTTTACAAGCACCAAGACGAAATATGGATTACCAAAATAATTTTATTGTGAAAAAATGGAATGATAAAATGATAAAGGATATAAATTATACCGATATTTTTAGAAAAATGTTCGTGTTTAACAACTACAAAACATCAGGTACTTATTCATCTCAAACTATAAACTTGTCACCTGAATTACTACAAATATTTAATTACTATTTAAAATTACACCCTTTACGGAATGAGTTGAAAGAAGGGAAGGCTATTCCTCTTCTGTGCAGTTACAAAGGACACGCCTTTACCAAAAACAACGATATAACAAGAGTTTTACAACGCATATTCAAGGCGAAGATAGGAGCCAGTATGTTAAGAAATATTTACCTGACATCAAAATACGCAGGGGTATTAGACGAGTTAAAGAAAGACACCGCAAATATGGCTACTTCTATGAGTACAGCAGAGAACCAATACATAAAAGTATAAAGGATAATTCTTTATACAACTCATTCCTTTTCCTTTTTTCCAAGATTTTTTTTAGAAAATGAAAAATGGACAAAACGAATAATTCGTGTTTTATTCAAAATGTCTAAAAATCAAAATCCAAAATACTTTTTAGGTTATTTTTTTGTAAATATGTAAAGATTTTTTATATATTTATGTGATTGTATAAAGAATTATCCTTTAACTGTATAAAAAAACCTTGTGTTTTTACATATTTTTTACCCTAAAAGTATTTTGGATTTTGATTTTTAGACAAAACGAATAATTCGTGTTTTATTCGTTTTGTCCATTTTTCATTTTCTAAAAAAAATCTTGAAAAAAAATAAAATATTACAAGGATTTATATATATGATTAGATTATTACGAAGTTTAATAGTAGTAGCATTTATTACTCAAAATAGAAATATTTCTATACCTTATTCAGTCACACATACTCCATCTATAAAACCAACATACTACTATGAACTACAGTTAAAAACGCCGAAACAGATAAAGATATAAAGAATAAATCTTTAACTACATAAAAAAAGAAGGAATATTCATTTTATTTATCCTCTAAAAATTGAAAATGAGTTTTCAGAAAATTGATTTTCAAAAAACGGGGGTTAATTCAAAGGGTTTTACATAACTATATAAAAAAACCTTGTGTTTTTACATATTTTTTACCCTAAAAGTATTTTGGATTTTGATTTTTGGACAAAACGAATAAAACACGAATTATTCATTTTGTCCATTTTTCATTTTCTAAAAAAAATCTTGGAAAAAAGGAAAGGAATGGATTGTATAAAGGTTTTTTCTTTATTCTTTTATGTAGTCCCATAAGAGAGCAAGAGCATAATAACCTTTTGAACCTATATTATTTGCTTCTTTATAGTGTCTTTTGATGTAATACATTCTTCTTTTTCTTGCAGTACCTTTCGGTAATAGTCCCCAATTTTCTAATTTGGTGTATAAAAAGTAATCGCTGTAACCAAGGTCACCTATGGAACAAATATAATTACCGTTCCAATCTAAAACATCTATTTTATGTAATCGGTCTGTAGATGGTCTTACTTTAACGCCTAGTACGGTTGCTATTTGTTTGGTCTTTCTTGAAATAGGATAATATGGTAGATTATTCATTATATTATAAATCTATATTTTCTTTTTGTATATATAGAAATGAATAATAAACAACGAATAGAACATTTAAACAGCATAAAAGAGCAACTTGCTAAAAATATGAGTGACACGGATATTAAATATTATTTAGGAGATTGTGTAATAGTGTATCCTGATTTAAAAAAATACAAAAATATTTTTGAACTATTACCTACTGATAAATCCTACAAAGTTATACTACTTGAAACAAAAAAGAATTACGGTCATTTCTTTTGTATATGCCGTTATGGGAACAATTTGGAAACTTTTGACTCATACGGTAGGTCAATTAAAAAAGAGTTTTCCTATGTTCCAAAAATGATACAAAAAATACTAGGTGAAAAAGAAGATGAATTAGATAATTTGATGGATACAGCCCCTGAAGATTTTGATATTATTTATAACAATCACAGATTACAAAGCCCAGCGGAGAATATAAATACATGTGGTAAGTGGTGTGTCTTTAGATTACAAATGTTAAGAGATTTAGACTACACATTAGAAGAGTTTTTAGGATATGTTGAAAAAGAATGTGAAGAGAGAGGCTGTCCCCCTGATGTATTAGTTTGTAACTTTGTAAAATAAATTATTTGTGGTAAATTAAAAATCTGTTGTTATAATAAATGTTGAATATTGAAGATATTGGAGAACCAATCGCTATTATACAAAAACCAAAGGACAAAGGGCGTAATATGGTTGTAAGTATAAATGATACTATAAATGTGAAAGCATTAAAACCATTTACACGCTTGAAATTAGAAGATGACTCAATATTTATGCCTATTCCAAATCCAAACAAAGAACGAACAGTATTTTTTGTGAGCGGACAAAGTGGTAGTGGTAAATCTTATTTTACTGCTGAATGGGTGAATAATTATAAAAAAATGTATCCTGATAATGATGTTTATTTATTTAGTCCTTTGTTAGAAGATGAGAGTATAGATAAAATAAAAGGATTGAAAAAAGTAAAAATAGATGATGATTTATTAACAAGTGAATTAAGTACCCAAGATTTTCCTAATAGTTGTGTCATTTTTGATGATATAGAGGCTATAAGTAATAAAAAATTGAAAGAGAAAGTATATTCAATCTTAAATAGTATTTTGACTACTGGAAGACATACACATACTAGTTGTTTATTCTTATCTCATCTTGCGACAGCAGGAAACGACACAAAAATAATATTAAATGAAAGTCACGGAGTAGTATTTTTTCCGAATACTATGGGACTGCGAAGCTTGAAATATTTATTAGAATCGTACTACGGTATGGATAAAAACGAAATAAAGAGAATAAAAAATCTTCAATCAAGATGGGTATGTATTATTAAAAGTTTTCCAAAAGTGGTAATATCACAGAAGGAGATATATATTCCAAGTAAAGTAGATATACTTTAAAATAGAAGATTTTTAATATTTTGTAATAATATAAATGAGTGATAAATCTAACGAACCTTTTATAGGAAGAATATATATTATAAGAACTTTACCTGAAGAAGGTGAGGAAGAAGAAATATGTTATATCGGTAGTACGAAATTGACACTAGACCACAGACTAGCGAGCCATATTTGTTCTTATTATAGTAAAAGTAAAATGAGATGTTCTAGCGGAAAAATCTTCAGTTCAGGACAAAATTACGGTATTTATTTGTTAGAAGAAAAGACATTTACCGATATAGAAGAGATGTTACTGTTAGAAAATAGGTATATGTTGCAATTTCCTAACCGTGTAAATAAGAGAGCGAGTATTTTAGATGATACAGCAAAAGATACAGCACATAATAGATACGAAAAGAAAAACAGAGAGGCAAGAAAAGAAGCAAAAAGGGCGTGGTATTACAAAAATAAGGAAAAGAAGAGATTGACACAGAGCCAAGTAACAGTAAAAATAGAGGAAAAGGAACAAGACGAAGAACAGATACAAAAAATAGACCCAAAAGAATTAGTCCCTGTTGAATTGGTGGAAGATGATTATGATATTTAATAAAAAATGATATAAAGGATATTTTTTATATTATTTAAAATATTTAGAAATAGTATAGAATGGTAAAACCAGCAAAATATACAGAAGAAGAGAGAAAGGCATTACAAAAAGAAAGAATGAGTAAATGGTATGAAAATAATAAGGCGAATTGGTGCGGAAAGATGAAGAGAACTTATTATGAAAATAAATTAGGAAAAGAAAAAGTGGAAGAAATAATAAGGAAACACAACGGCGATTTAGTGACAGCATTAATAGAGTTAAAAGTGTTGGTTCAAATAAAAAAGATGCCTGAAAGTAATTCTTATGACATCATTTTAGAAAAGAATATACCGCAACAATAAACAACGAATTAGGAGAATGGAAATAATATATTTATTTTTGGAATTAAAACGATATAAAGATTTTTTTTTATATAGTTATATAATATAGGAAAAACCAAAAACCAAAGATGGCGAAATTATTTAAATGTTCTTTATGTGATTACAGAGCAACTTTAAAAACTAACTTTGATAGACATATAGAAAGTAGTAAGCATCAAAAAAGAGTAACAGAATGTAATATTAGTGAGGCTAGTTTTTTAACGGAAACAACCAGTACTACGGAAAATCTAAATAATGATTTAGAAGGTTTAACAAGTGTGACAACTTGTAGTAGTAGTAGTTCAAAGCCTTACAAATATAAAAAGAGATTGAGTAAAAATGAACTGATGGATAAAGAAATAGAACTTTATAAATTGAAATTGAAATGTTTAGAGTTAGAAAGGGGATTAGTTCCGTCACAACAACCTTTACAACAACCTTTACAACAACCTTTACAAGAAAAACAAAATATACAACTAATTATACAAGATGAAAAACAAGAAGAAGAACAAGAAGAAGAACAAGAAGAAGAACAACACGAAGAAATAAAACCTATTGTATACAATGACTTTGTAAATAATCTAAATGAATATTTGAAAGACAACAAATATTTAAAAAATAAAAACGGAGTGTTCTATTTAGATTTAAATAATGATTTAGATAGTAAAAAACCAAAAATATTAATTGAAAATATAATAAAAGATTTATTTACGAAAATTGACAAACATTTATTACCTATTAGATGTATTGATACTAAAAGATTAAAGTTTAAAATATATGATGGTGATAATATTGTAAATATAGAAGATAATACAAAAACTTTTAAGAAATTACTAAACGAGTTTGTAAAATATTTTATGAGAGGATTAGATATAAAAAATAAAGAGTTTGAAAAATGCGAGTTATTTCAATTAGGACTACTAAATGGAAATTACGAGTGGAGAAGTGACAACGCAGATATTTTTTTATCTTGTATTTGTGAGTATAGTATTGATAATTTTATTAATTTATTATCCAAAGTTTGTAAATATTAAAATATTATATTAGTATGTATTAGATATTAATATAATGTATGATAAAAATTACGAAGTTCAAAGCGTTCTATTTAGTAAAGATGTGTATAGTGTGCAACAAGCGATAAATTGGATATTGAAAAATAATTACAAAATCAAAAAGTTAGATGAAACAGAACATTATTTAAGATTTAGACAATTATCACCACAAACATTAAGAAGACACGGATATATACATTTTAGAACAATAAAGATAGGAGAAGGAATAGATTTACTCATAGCGTATAGACATTTACATATTTAATACAAAATAAAATACAATTTGTTTTATCTTTTTTTCTAGAAAAAAATAAAACTATATATTATAATCAAATGATAAGACTAGCAGATTTACACCCTGAAGTTAGAGATGCGTTAAGAAGCAGACTAGTACATAAAATTAGAGGAGAGATGCCTTATGATATGTATCCTATGGGCGGAGCGATGTCAGGAGGAGCAGACGAACTAGCCTTAACATCTAGTAGTGCTAGTACTTTTCCAGTTAGTTTAGAACACGAAGGAGGTTCTTTATTTCATTCATTACTACCAGGTATGAGTGGTAGTAGATTTATCGGTTTAGGAATGTCAGGAGGAAAAGTAGGTAAAATGTCACGAGGAAAACATACTGTAGGTAAAGTTACGAAGCGTGATAAAGAACATATTATAGCCGCATATCCAAGAATCGTAATTGCTTACCAACAAAAAGGAAAGCGTGTCCCTTGGAAGCAACTAAAAGAACATTTGGTTATGGGCGGTTCCATGTCAGGAGGTCGTGGAGGCATAGGAAAGTTTTTCAAACATCTAGGTCAAGAAATACACCACGGTTTAGATGTTGCAGGAAGTTATGCTAAACATCATATTTTACCTGAAGTAAAAGCAGGACTACAAAAAGCAGGACAAGATATTACAAAATACGGAGTAGATAAATTAAAAGAAGGAGTTACAAAATACGGAAAAGAAGCAGTTGATTATTTAGGAAAACACGCCGTAGATTTTATTACTAACCCTGCTGTTGATGCTGGACTAGAAGATGCGGCAGAAGTTGCGTTAGTAGCAGCAGGATTACATAGAAGAAGAGGAAGAGGAAGAGGAAGAAAACCGAAAATGTCAGGTAGAAAGAAGGAAACCGAACGAGGACTAATTGTAGGTGATATTGTGCGTAAAACTGGAATGTCACTACCACAAGCAAGTCATTATGTAAAAGAATACGGTTTATACTAGACAGCTTAACAAAAAATATTTTATGTTGTTATATTAAATAATGCCTTTAGTGAAAAGTGCCTTTGTATCAGGAATGTATGGCGATACATCATTCGTAAAAGCAAATATGGAAACATTTAATAGAGAAAGAAAAAACGCAGGGTTAAATATTTCAAGCACACCAAGATTAGGAGCACCTACTCGTAGTGAAAGTGTAAAACAAGTTACAACTTATTTAATTGAACTTGATTTAATTATTTATAACCTTATCATTATTTTACGAACACTTGGTAAAAGATTTATAAATGAAATTGGAGAATCAAGTAGAACAATTGGTACTATGGTAAGTAAAGGAATGGATATAATAAATAAATTACTTGTCACAGTTCGTACTAGTAATTTTAAATCAGGAGGACTAGCAAATAGTACTCTTGCTACGAAACAAAAATTACAAGGTACGATAAATAGTCTTTCAAGAAATATTAATACACTTGGTACTAGTATAGATAGAATATTCGAAGAATTAAGTTCAACATTACTGCGTGATGCTAGAAGTAAAGAACCTTCTAATATAATGGATATGTTTAGTGCAACAAATATAGAAAATCTTTATATTGAAGTAAAAGAGAATATTATACCATTTATACAAGCAGCATTAAACCAAAGTCAAAGTACTTACCAAGCGTCTTTATCTCGGTTTGGAGGATTGAAAGGAAGAGTAGGGGCTAAAATAGAATCCAACTTACAAGGAGGCGGTATATTAATGTCCCCTGAACCATTTTATTTTAACAAAGATAGATACGACCCTATGAAAAGATTTTTATAATTTGAAAATTGAAAATGATATAAAGAAATATTTTTATATCACTAATAATAAAGAGAGATGAATATAATAACAAATTATAAAAGCACAACAAGTTACGGAGAATTAACTTATTATTATTTTTGGGCGATGAATCGTGAGAAATATTTACCGAAACATAAAAGTTCTTTTAGAGCAGTAACAAAAGAATTAGAATCGGTAAGGAGATGGGACAAAGAATAAGATTATTACACGAGATTAAAAATATATATTATTATTTTGAATAATATACATTAATACAGTATTGGAATAATTTTAAAATTATTCATCATCTTTATATAAATATGAAAAATCTAATGCGTTTTATGAAAAATATACATTATTAATTTGTTTGAATAATGTATATTATTACACCTTTGTAATAATCTTATCTATTTCAATTTTTTTATTGGAATAATGGAATATAATAAGCAACTCCATTTATAAATACTTCAATATTTTCCGTTGTGGCTGTACTAAATGTTCCTGACACTATGCTAGATGAATTATTATAACTCATACCGTTTCCTGAAATAGTAATGTTATTTCCATTTTCAAAATATAATATAAAATATGGTACTCCTCCTAAAGTTTGGTTAGTCCATACCTCATTTCCTCCATTTGCGATAGTAACATAAGCACCTGCTCCTCCTCCTCCTAGTATTCCTTGAGTTGCTGTATTTCTAGGAGCATCTGTAACACCACCTTTATTAAATACTACTGATGTTTTACCTATTGTTAAGTCGCTTGGACTTCCTGTACCACCTGACCCTCCTTCTGCCTCAATTAGGTTTATCAATGGTGATGATTTTAATATACCATTGCTTCCTGCTGTTCCTTCTCGTGAGAGTATTACAGAAGTAGTACCAGTTGTTTCTACTGTTCCACCTGCTCCTCCTAATCCTGGTATATTTTCTACTCCATTCGCTCCTGGGCTTCCTGCATAACAATTTACAGTATAGTTTAATGTTCCATCGTAATAATCTAATGATGCCGAACCATCTTTACTAAATAAAGTAGCGGTAAGTATTGCTGTGTCTGTAATAGGAATATTTTCGCCATAAGCAAGACCACCTGAACCACCTCCTCCTCCTGTATATGCGTTATATGTCAGGAATGGCGGAGGTATTAATGTGCTGTTTGAAAACCCCTGCCCTCCTTCTCCTCCTCCTGCTACACAATAAGCAGTAACAAGAGTAGGCGTAGCAGAGTTAGTTTTTACAACAATATTTATAGATGAATCTATACCGATTGCTTCTGCTATATTTTGAGTATAAAAAAAATTAGCACCAGCATTTATTAATACTCCTGATGAATCAATACCTCCCTGTGTTATTTCTATTTGCGGTTCTCTTGCTCCTAATGGTTCTAAAAATACGGCTGATGCGTCAAACTGTACAGTATTCGGTATTTCTGTCGGAATTAGATTACCTGCTGAAATATCATTTAGAAAAACAATATTAGAAGACAAGTCTAAACCATTTTGATTAAATACACCGATATATGCGTTTCCGTTCAGTTGTGTTATTACAGTCTTATTATACGGCTGACCGTTACTAACACCTGCTACATCATTTACTATTAAACCTCCTGTTTGTATTACTAAATCTATAGCACTTGATACACTCATTATATATAAATGAATATATTTATTTTGATATAGGTATTTCTAAAATATCTGTCTTATTTATATCTAATTCTATTTTTCCCTCTGTATTTTCTTTTAGTTCAATATCAATATTTAAGGCTTCATTTTTCATTTCTATTTCCGTGTCGTGTAAAGAAAACTCAAAGCCAAAACATTTAGAACGAATAGCATAATGACTTCCTACAACAGCAGTAACTACAATACTTATGATTGATAAAATAGTAGGTATATCAATCATTTATAATATAATACTATAATAAAAAATATTACTCTATATTATATTACTGATATGTCACAACTAAATAAAAATAAAAATCATATCGCAAACGCAGATAAGATTTATTACGACATCAATATAGCTAATACCATTTCAAGTACCCAAGCATTACCATTTATCTATTTTAATGAAACTAGAAGTATTCCTTATTTAAATGTACCTGAAGATTATTATTTATCAATTGTTCGTTTCTCAATTGATTCACCTGTAAGTATTATTCCTACTTTTGTACCACTTTTAGAAACAAATGTATTAAGTCCTAATATTACCGCATATCAATATCAATTTTACTGTGTTGATACGAATAATGTCACATTTTATAGTGATGCTTATAATGTTGTATGGCAACCACAGGACGTTTCATTACCACCACCAGCAACTCCTCCAAATAACGAAACGAGATATAGCGACCCTTATTACTACTGTTACACTTATAACTACTTTCTAGCACTCATTAACGCACAAATAGCGACTAATTTTTTGGCTTTTATAAATAAACTTACTCAAGATGACGACGCAGTATTCGGTGATGTTGGTTTAGTTCCTCCTTTATTTGAATATTCTAATGTAGATAATTTATTTACCGTTACTTTTGGTAGTAAATGGAATCTAGGTAGTCTTTACCAATTACCCGCAACCGTTGCTACTCCTTCCTTTGCTCTAGCATTAAATCCTGCGATGATGCAGTTATTTAGTGGTTTAAATTATAGTCTTGCTGGTTTAGGAACACTTCCAGTACAAGGAATATTACCAAACTTTTATGTTATACAAGTAGATTACTTCTCCAAAAACTCAATAACATACGAATATATAGATGCCTCAAATGTAGGCGGTACTTATTCTTATAATATTAATTCTATAAATGGTTATTTTGTTACACAAGAATTAAGCAGTACTTCCTTATGGACTCCTATAAGTTCCCTCTGTTTTATTTCAAATACTTTACCAATAGAACCGAATCAAACTAGTAAGCCTCTTATTTATGAATACGGGCAACAACTTAATAACCAGTCTAATAACGCTGTGAGTGCAAACATCATTACAGATATTATAGCAAATACAGGGCAGTATAGCAATAGTTTAATTTATGAACCTACAGCACAATACCGACTTATTTCTTTGACTGGAAACTCTCCTTTAAATAATATTGATGTTTCGGTTTATTGGAGAGACCGTATAGGAGTATTACACCCTTTTTTATTAGGTTCAGGTTGTAACGCCACTCTTAAAATATTATTTACCAAAAAGGAAACAGAAGAATATAAGTAATTATAGAAAAATTGAAACAAAATATTTTATTATTTTATCTCGCAATATAATATAATAAATGTCATCATTCAAGACAGTTTTAATTAAGGCTTCTGAAATCGCCGATTTAACTAGTGAGGAAACTTTCGCCGTTGTATCGGGACCAAGTGAGTTTACCCAATATCAAGTAAGTTATAACGCCGCTTCTCCTTCCAATTTATCCTTTTCCGTTCAAGTTCCTAATGAAAATGTTGTAATTGACCGAAATGTACAAATACAAGGTGGCGTAGCATTTACCATTAAGGCTACTATGACTCCTTCTAATTTTTCTTCTACTGCTCCAGTCATTAATTTAGGACAAACTGACGCTTTCGGTGCTTTCCCGATTAACTCCTTATTTCTTACTAGTTCATCTACTATTAATAATGTAAATGTTTCTACCAATACCCAAGATGTCTTACCAGCCTTATTAAGAATGAATGCTGCTAGAGAGTTATACCGATACTCTTCTACTACTCCATCTTTACCAGACCAAGCTTACGGTGTATTTTCTCAAGGTGTAGGAGCAAATAACAACCCACTAGCAGGATTTAATACAAATGGATACGACGAAGATATGGCTCCTCGTGGTGCTTGGAATGTTAATATTTCCAATATTACCCATACTTATACTGTTAGTGGTAATCCTACTATTGATTCTAGTTTATTTTGGAACGCTGGAGCAGATTCAGGAACAAATCAAACCTGGGTTATTGAATGTAGCGGATTCTTTACCGAACCTTTGTTATGTTTAAGTCCTTTTACTTATTCTAATCCTGAATACAACGCACAAGGATTACTCGGCATACAGAATATGTCATTTGTTTTTAACTTGGATACAAACTGTAAAAGATTTTGGAATACTGCTAATGCTATTACTCCTTCTTCTACAAGTACAACTTATACCCCATCTTGGATTAGTGGTGTTACTCTTGGTAATTCTTCCTATCCTCAAGCATGGATTAACCCACAACTTCTATTTAATTTCCTATCTTTACAACCTAGCGACGAAGTTAGTACTAAAAATGTATCTCCTTACTATGAATTACCAAGATATATTACTACAGGACAACCTACTTTAGATGGAGCAGATTTTACTAGTGATTCAGGTTTAACCAACTTTTTAAACTCTGGAAGACAACTCGTAAGTACTACTATTCAATTAAATAGTATTCCTGATTTATTCTTTATTCAGGCTAGAGTCCCTATGTCCGCCCAAAATCAAGCCAATACCTCCTCTTTCCTTACCATTTCTAATGTTGTCATTTCATTTAACAACAAATCAGGTATTTTGAGTTCTGCTACTCAAGCGGATTTATGGCGTATCAGTCGTAAATGGGGTTCTCAACAAAACTTTAATGAGTTTCAAGGTTACGCCCAAATTAATAACAACTCTACAGGAGCTGGAAGTATTGTTTCTACAATTGGTTCTCTCTTTGTCGTTTCTCCTACCGATTTTGGATTACCTGATTATTTAGCCCCTGGTTCTATTGGAAACTTTAATTTTTCCGTTACTCTTACTGTTAGAAATCAACTACCTTATGCTGTTACTCCTGAAATTGTTGTAATTTGTAAAAATGATGGGTTACTCGTTACGAACGCTGGAGTGTCATCTACTTATCTAGGTATTCTTACTAAGGAAATGGTTTTATCAACCAAGGCTGAAAAAGCAGTAGACCCAATAACTACTGTTGAATACGAACGCTTGTGCGGTGGTAAATTATTAAACCGTATTAAATCTGTTGCACACAAAATGCGTAAGCATCATAGAAAGCATCGCGATTCACTTGAATACTTGGAAGAACACAGACATAATAAACATCACAAAAAAAACCCATTATCTTCCTTACTTCGTTAAATAAAATTGAAATCTAAAAAATTGAAATCTAAAAAATTG